CGGTCGCAAAACTGTGACGCTCACGCCTTCACAGGTAGCAATAGCTAAAAAATTAAACGTGCCACTTGAAGACTATGCAAAACAATTATCCATGAAGGAGGTATAAGCATATGAAAAAAGAAGATAAAACCCCTCGTGCTCAGCAAACTAGGTCTGAATCTGAAAGACCAAAAGTTTGGGTGAATTCATCTCACTTAGATGCACCCAAGTGTCCAGCTGGCTTTAGACAGCGTTGGATTCGTTATGAAACGATGGGCGTCGATGACACAAAAAACATCACGGCCAAGTTAAGACAGGGATGGGAACTCGTAAGAGCTGATGCCTACCCTGATTCTAACTTCCCCGCAATTGAAGCAGGTAGATACAAAGGGTACATAGGTGTAGGTGGTCTAGTGTTGGCTAGAATACCGGAGGAGATCGCGAAGCAACGTGATGCCCATTTTCAAAAAATGGCGCAACAAAAAAACGAAGCAGTAGAAAACGAACCTCTTAAGGATCAACATCCAAGTATGCCAATGTCACAACAAAGGCGTACTTCGTATAGTTTCGGTGGTGCAAAAAAGAACGATTAATTTTTTAGTCAATCTTTTAAGGTTAATCCTCACTACTGAATTTTGTTTAACCCGTTCATAGGGAAACTTATGAACAACTAGGAAAAGGTAAATATAATGGCAAATCGTAATCAAGGTGGATTTGGCTTAAGACCAGTTAATACGTTGGGGAATACTCCATCAACTGGTGGACAGTCTAAATACGCAATAGAAAACGGAGCCGCTTTCAATATTTACAACGCAGAACCAGTAATTTTAGATAGAACAGTTGCAGCAGCAGCTGGTGGCTATCTTACAAATGGTTGTGCTTCAGCAGGAACTTTGTTTTTAGGAGTGTTTAATGGTTGTTTTTACAACGCACTTACAACAGCAAAACCTACATGGAGTAACGCTTATTTAACTGGGACCGGCGTTGTAGCTGGCGAAATAGTTACGGCTTTCGTAAACGACAACCCTTTCCAAGAATATGAAATCGCTCTGACAGCAGCAACTGGTGCAGCGCCAATTACTCAGGATACAATCCAGAATCAATTTGGCGGTCTTGCAGACACAACTGCTTCAGCTACATCAACAGGTGGAAGATCAAGTTGCACATTAGCAGCTCCTACTGCCTCTGGTGCTGGCGCTCATGGTTGGGCGGCACTAAGAAGTGCTGAAGACCCTGATAATAGTGATTTCACAGCAGCATATGCGAGTATTATAGTTGTACAAAACTTGAAATATTCTCAATTAGTTGCTGGAACAGCGTAAGGAGCATATAAAACATGGCAATATCACGAGCACAGCTAGTTAAAGAACTAGAACCAGGTTTGAATGCACTGTTCGGCTTGGAATACAAACGTTATGAAAACGAAGCAAGTCAGATATTCGATCAAGAATCATCTGATAGAGCTTTTGAAGAAGAAGTTATGTTATCTGGTTTCGGTACTGCTGATGTAAAACCTGAAGGATCGGGCGTTCAATACGACGATGCTCAGGAAACTTACACAGCTAGATACACTCACGAAACAGTAGCATTAGCTTTCGCATTAACAGAAGAAGCAATCGAAGATAACCTCTACGACAGAATTTCTTCTCGTTACACAAAAGCACTAGCTCGTTCAATGGCAACATCCAAACAAGTTAAAGGTGCAAACGTTCTAATTAATGCATTCGCAGCTTCCGGCTATGACGGTGGCGATGGTGAATCATTATGCGGCAGCGCTCACCCTACACTTAATGGAAATCAGTCAAATATACCGTCAACTGCGGCAGATCTTTCTGAAACATCTTTAGAACAAGCGTTAATTGATATCGCTGGGTTCCAAGATGAAAGAGGTCTTAAAATTGCAGCTCAAGGAATGAAAATGATCATCCCTAAAGAATTGCAATTTACTGCTGAGAGAATAATGAAATCTCAAGGTAGAGTTGGTACGGCGGATAATGACATCAATGCAATTAAGAACATGGGTATGGTTCCACAAGGTTTTACTGTGAACCACTACTTAACGGACACTGATGCTTGGTTCATTAAAACTGATACACCAAATGGAATGAAGCACTTCGTTAGAGCACCGTTAAAAACAGCTATGGAAGGCGACTTCGATACTGGCAATGTTAGATATAAAGCAAGAGAAAGATACAGCTTCGGCTGGTCTGACTGGCGTGGCATATACGGCAATGCAGGTGCATAATAAGTAAAAAATTATGAGGCGGCCTCAAAACCGCCTCATTCTTAATGAAAGATGAAAAAATGAAAAAATTCTTCGTACGTATCAATTATAACGGTTATCATGCCCAAACGGTCATTGAGGCATTAGATAATGTTGAATCTATTGAACAATCAATCCTTGACAAACTGGGAAGAAATAAGATAAAGTTCGAAAAAGATGGATTTACCCGTGGTAAATGGATTACATATGAGGAGTTTAGAGATGACAGAACACCTTTACAATATGAAACGGTCCTTGGAGTTAGAATGGCAACAAGAGCACCTGAAATCAGGGAAACATAATATCCGGATGATTGAGATTAATAAACAAATCCAGGATGTTATCAAAGAGATCATTGCTCAAGAATTTGTCGAAGATACTCGCGATAGTAAAATTGCTGAGTCCAGGTCTGAAGTATCAATAGCTACTTAAACGCTATTATCAAAATCAAACATTGTTGACAGGATACCTTGCGCTTTTTAAAAAAATTCGCTATATCTAAATTAGTATACAATTATTTAATAGAGTGCTGACGCGTATACTCGACGGCCTAGAGACAGCATTCACTAACTAGGAGGATTATAATCATGGCAACAACACGTTTTCGAGGTCCAGTCATACAAGGCAAATTTAATGAAGCCGGTGTAACTGGGTATAACCTTGAACAAAAAACAAGCAGTTATGCAGTCGTGATCGGTGACAGTGGAAAAACTTTCACATCACCATCTGGCAGTATCACTTTTACTTTACCAGCAGTAGCAGCTAATGAAGGATCTGTATTTACATTTGTAAACACAGGTGCTGATGGCAGCAATGGAATGGTAATCACTGGTGCAGCGGGTACTGAGTACATTACGTACAAAGGCGTTGTTAACCAAATCACTTTAACAAATACGAAGGCTACTTCTAAAGTAGGCGACTATGTTAAAATTGGTGGTGCTATATCCGGAACAACTTGGACAGTTTTAGACATCCAAGGCGTTTGGGCATAATAAATATATTAGTGAGCTCCTTAGGGAGCTCACATAATTAGGAGAAACTATGAGCGCAACAGGCGTAAAACAGTTCTACACAGAAGCTGACTCTACACTTCGAACCGTTACAGGTGGTGCGACAGTCGTAGCTGGAGTTTGCTATTTAAAAGGTGTCACTATCAATCCAAGCGGTACATCCTGCCATGTGAAAATTTACAGTGGTAGTACGGCAACAGCAGCTAATAAAATATATGAACAGAAATTAGGCGACGAAGCGGTCTATCAAGAATATATTGCAGCTGAGGGAATTAGATGTCCCGATGGAATGTATATTGAAAGAGTAGCAGGAACAACTTCTGTAGCAGTTATCTGGCAATAGGAGGATAGATGGCAACATCTGGAACAGTCGATTTCAATCTATCGATTGAAGAAGTAATAGAAGACGCATATGAAAGATGCGGTGGTCAAGCACGCGCAGGTTACGACCTAAAAAGTGCTAGACGATCGTTGAATATTTTATTGTCTGAATGGGGCAATAGAGGTTTACATTTTTGGGAAGTGGGTAATATCAACATGGCCTTAAATGAAAACCAAAATACTTATAAGATTTATAAGAATTCTACTGCACGAGATTCCAGTGTAACCTATCCCGCAAAAGATAATACAGGCGCTTATATTTATAATGCCACTGATATATTAGAAGTGGTCTATAGAGATCAAATTAGTACCCCTACTGATGTATCGATGACTAAGGTTGATCGTTCAACATATCAAGCCTTAGCTAACAAAGATTCAACAGGAACTCCTTCTCAATTTTTAGTGCAACGATTTAGAGATTATACTCAAATTAAAATTTATCTAACTCCAAGTTCAACAACAGATAAGTTTTTAAATTTTTATTACATTAAAAGAATTCAAGATGCAGGGGGATATGCTAATGATCCCGATGCTCCTTATAGATTTTTACCGTGCATGACTTCAGGTTTAGCTTTTTATTTAAGCCAGAAAGTAGCTCCGGATAGATCACAAGCTTTAAAATTATACTACGAGGACGAATTGGCACGAGCTTTATCAGAGGATGGATCAGCTTCTAGCTCTTACATTACTCCTAAAGCTTATTATCCAGCACAAGGTTAATTATGGGAAAATTTGCATCAGGCAATCACGCAATAGCAATTTCAGATCGATCGGGATTAAGATTTCCTTATAAAGAAATGGTTAAAGAATGGAACGGGATGTGGGTTCATTATACAGAATTTGAAGTAAAACAACCTCAATTGGAATTAGCTTTAATTGGTCCAGATGGAATTGCATTAGCACACCCAAGACCGGATTCACGAGG